TACCAGTTGTAGCAATTGCTCTTAAAACTTTTTGTGTATCCCATTGTCCATCAGATACACGTAGCATTTGTTCTCTAGGATAAAATGTTTCTGATACTTGATTAAATAATATTCTAAAAAATAATTCGTGTCCTGCTTGTGTACCTTTTAATCGGTACATTGATTTAATATTTTTAATTAGATTTCTTTTGTCTAATCCTATTGCTAAATTTTCTGGTATTGTTTTTAAAAACTCATCTCTAAATTTTGTTAAGAAGTTTGATATTACTCTATCTGGATCTCTAAAATTTGCAAGTTGTTGAATGTTTGCTACAGGATTAGGACGATAGTTATTAATTATTGCCTCGGCACCAGAATTATTACCTGTTATAACTTCATCTTTATGAAATTTATCTTGTGATGTTATGAATATTCTATTTTTAGAAATATCTTCAGCAAGAACTTTAGCAGTTGCCTTTGATGTATAACCTGTTATTGTTTCACCAACGGTAAACTTACCATAAGATGTATCTTCAAATATTATTTTATCGCCTTGATCTAGTTGTGTTCTTTCTGAACTAATCTTTGATCCATCTAATAATAAATTAGATTTTGTTCCTGTTTCGTTTTCTAAAGTAATACCGTCTGTTGATTGTATGGATGTAATCTGCAACTCGGCAGATTCCATAAATTGAAAATAAGTTTTTAGAAATTGGACAAATTGCGGATGCTCATCAACTACAAAATCTGGTAATTGACTATTAATGAGCGTTGAAATTTTATCATTAAACTTTGCCATTGCATTAGTAACTTGATGTTGTTGTGTATCCTACTCCTGCCTCGGATGATCCGCCAACAAAAGTATCTTCAGAAACTTTTATAATTGAATTTGCTATATCTATTTCTAAAATTTGATCTCTTACAGGAACTATATCATTTGAATTAGGAAAAACCGTTATTTCAATTTTATCAGAAGCAGAACCTCTAATATCAGTAATTTCAGCAATACTTAAAGAGTTAAGTACAATTTCTCCTGTTGAATAATCAATTGTTCCTTGGGTAGCATTATGTACGGTTTTAATACCACTTACAAGATAATAAACTCTAACATTTCCCATACCATCATCATCTAAAAACATTTCGTTATCATTACCTGATACTTTAAATCCAGTAGATGATAATACTGATTGGTGTCCTGAATGTGGATTGTAAATTGCGTTTCTAAAATAAATGTTATATTTTGTTGAAGACGCAATAGTTGGTGTAAAACTTTTTCTCATTTTAACGGTTGTAATATTTGATAAGATTGAACTATCAACATCATCAACTAAACCTGTTAGTTTAGAATATCTAAACACTCCATCAAACGCCGTTAAAGTATTTTCATTATAATCTGAAACTGCAATTTCAATTTCTGATTTTAAAGTGTCTGCTGTTTTAACGGTAGATTTTTTATCATACTTAGCATTAACAACTAATAAAATTGAAGTTGTTATAGGGTCAACTATTTCTGGTCTTACTGAAGCAACATTATAAGGTTTTAATTTATTTACTATATCTAATTTTGTTGCATTTGTTAATGATGATCCACCAGGTGCCTTAACAGCAATTTTTACAACTCCGTAAACTGGAGTTTCATCATCTTCTCCACCCCAAGCACTAATTGATTGGGCATTAGGATAAATTGATTTTACTAAAGTTTCATAATCAGTTGTTGTAACTGCTCTGTTTTGTGCTGTGTATTGTAATGGTGCATTAAATCTAATTGACTCTTTTGATTCTGCGTCAGCGCCGCCTTCTGCATTTGATTTAGTTACTATTGTTATATCTGTAAATCCACCAATTGCACTTCCAGTTTTAAATACTGAAGCGCCGTTTGCCTCTTCTTTATTTGTAATAATATATTCTAGTATTACAATATTACCATCTGCTAATTTATTTCCTATAATACCATCACCAAAGTAAACTTCAAATTTACCTGTTTCTGTTTCTTTTAAGAAATATGCTTTTGATGTTTCATTTAAACCTTTTAGTCCAGACGCCAATGAATAAGTTTGTAGTGTTGTATCATTTGCTGAAGTTTGAACACTAACTTTTAAAGTTGTTGTATCAGCATTAAGATTTGGTATAAGAAATCTTTGGTCAACATCATTACTATCAACCGTGTATCTAAAAGATACTAAAGTACCTTCATATAAAGGCACATCTGAAAATTTGTAAACACCATTAATTGGTGTCATTGTTATATCTTCGTTAGTTATAAATTGGTAAGTTACATTATCTATTACCGAAGTAAAAGTTGTTCCTTTGTCCATTGTAACCGAAGAACCTGTACCATCATTTAAAGTTATGTCAACACTTGCTAAAGGTGATTTAGGTGATGATGGAGTATATCCTAACATCTTTGCTAATGATACAATATTTTTTCTAATATCAGCAGAGTCTAGGTACATTTCATTAGTCAACATATTAGCATTGAATCCTAAATAGTGTGTGTTATATGCTAATGTATCTAATAGAACAGAAAAACCTGATCCCTCAAAATTATAATCTGAAAATTGTGTTTGATCTTGTAAGAACGCTCTTAAATTATCTTTGATTGTATCAAAATCTAAATCAGCGACTATGAATTTATTACTTGCCATTTTATCTTAATCTTTCTAACATTGTTTCTACGGTTACATCTCCTGCTACACCTACAACATAAAACATAATTCTTAAATGATAACTATTTCTATCAATGTCTGGTGTTGCTAAAACTTGTTGTAAACTAATTCTTGGTTCAAAATTATTTAAAACTTCAGCAACCTTTCTTTGTAAATTTAGAGCAGTTAATGGTGTCATTGGTTCAAATAACATTGCTCTAACATCACTTCCTATTTCAGGATGAAAAGGTCTCTCATAATGATTTGTGTTAATCAAATTTCTAACACTTCTCTTAACTGCCTCTACATCTGTTAGTTTATTAACATCATTGGTAACCGTATTACGACCAAAGTCTAAATCTATATCTTTATAGATTCTTGTTGCTCGTTTTGACTTGTTATTTGTGCTAGCGTCATAGTTTGGCATATCACAACTATTTATATGCTTTTTCTAACCGCCTGCAAAGACATTTCCAGAACCTTCAATCATTTCTCCTGCGTCTGTACTATCTTCAATTCTAGCAATGTTTAAACCACATACAAATACCGATTCTGAACCAACATTAACAAATTTCACGTGATCTGGACAAGGAGGTATAGGTGGTGCTGGGTGAGGTACCGTTTTATCTGTTATTCTTGCAACTAATTTACCATTTGCAAAAACCGAATCTTGGTTTGGTGTATCTAATTCAGTTGTACTGGCACAAAGATGTCCAGTTGATAATTTATCACCTTCTCTACTAACCTTTTTACCCATTTTTATCTTCCTTGACCTGCGTAAGGTTTAAATGTTCTTTTTCGGGATTTATTCATTGAACTTCTTTTTACGCCTTTTCTATTTCCTTGTGATGTTCGTTTTGGTATACTTTCGTGTTTTGAAAAGTTTTTATATAAGTTTGCCATTATCTACCTAACTTCTTACTTCTACCTAAAGGTAATATTTGCCATTTTGTCATTTCCTGACCTTTTTTACTTACCCATTCAACATATACCATTTTTTGTTTTACTTGATTTTGAAAAGACTTAACTGCCTTCTTAAATGAACTTGATTCTATTGTTTGTACTTCGTTATCTTCTTTTGTAAACTTAAAGTTTCTCATTTTACTCATAATTATGCTCCATTAAATGATTCAATGTCTAAATGTTGGATTTTTTCGTCATTCGGGCAACGACAATGACTACAACAAACGGTTTTTTCAATTTCGCCGTAATCTTGTAAACATTTTTCGCCACAATGAGATTCGTGTCCACAATTTAGACAATATTCTATATTATTATTCATAAAAACTATTTATCCTTAAAATTTACAACGAATATGGGCATAAATTTCCTTTCCAGACAGATTTTTTGCATAATTTTTTATTGATTCGTTTTCCCAATCAAAAAATACGCATTTTTCAATGTTTTTTGAACAGGAAACGAGAACAAAAAGAGAACAAAGTAAAAAAAGTGTGATTTTCTTCATATTTTCGGGATTTTTTAGTTGACAAATAGGGTTTTTTCCTATAATATGGTATGTATATGATGAAAAAAAACAAAAAAGTAATAAACAACAATATTCCTATAATAAGAAATATTGTTTATAAAAGAATCAACGATATGTTAAAAGATATTAAAGAGATTACTCCTGAAATGTCTGATTTTTTCAAAGATAAAGTTGATATTAATATGAAAAACGCAATCAATAAAATCTTAAACGATTATAAAACACAATAAAGGACTAAAACACTATGATAAAAGTATCA